CTACCAAATATACTATTCGCAGGAACATGTAGTTGATGCACCGCATAATCGTTTTCAAAAAGCACAGCTAGTTTTTGTGAAAATCTACAAGCCCGTCCACCTTTGGGCGCACTGCCACGTACGCTGTGTTCGCAATCCATGCACGATGTAGCCTGTCTATCTATTACATTTTCGTCAGGCCGTTGGGTGTCAGAGGACCAACAAACAGGGGTTTGAGGCTTATCTTCGTTAAACGCATGGGCGTAATACATCCGTTGCACAGGACTCGCATTGACAATCACACATTCGATTTCATCTTGTGTGTGAATCCCAAAATTAAACTTCCGGTCCTTTATACTTACCTTATCCATCAAACGTCATCGTCCAGATTAAGCTCCAACGTGTCCTCTTTTTCAGCCAAAGTATCCTGCCATTTTTGAGTAGTGTCAGGCTTGATCTCCCTGAGAGAGTTTTCAACCTCTTCAAGTATGAAACGGTAAGTATTGCCTACCTTTATGTAAGTGTTTCTAGGTATGTTGTCCTTGCGTATCCACTGCCTTATGGTAGAAATGCTTACATTAAACTTCTCTGCCACAGCGTTAATAGTTACGTACTCGCTCATCATGTGCCTCGCGGTTTTTGAATAGTAATTGTGTATTCCGCGTCCACTTGCAAGCCTTTTGGTAAGAGACCTTTATTGTTCTCGTCTTCTAACCATTCTTTGAGATTGGCTTGTGAGATTCTTTTTTGCAAAATATCAGGTATCTGATGCTCAAGAATAAACTTATGAAGGTTTTCCCAATCGCTAGTCCAATAATTAACTTTCTTTGTCCTAGTAAAAGTGCCTTCGTCAGTTTTTACAGAGTTGACATCGTTGTCTCGACAATGCGTCAATAAGACTTCTTTAATCTTATCTTGCTTTACTTCAAGACTCTTATCTTCTTTCTTATAATCTTCTTTGAGCTTGCTTCGCTCGTCCCGCAGAGCGCGAAATGCCTTGACCAGCTTGGGTAAGCTGATTTTCTTTTCTTCCATTGCTGTTCTCCATTGCACCAGTGTTAACTGGGAAACTTGACCATATTATGTTTTTGTTAGTTAGTCAAGTAAATCTTTGTATAAATCTATTATTCTTGTGTGTATGTTTATTCTATTATCTAACAGTGAGTAGATACGCTTTTCTACAGGCGAACTTTGTAGCTGCACCACCGTACACTTCTGATCCTGACCTGACCTGTGCACCCTCGCGTTGGCCTGTGCATAAGTCTCAAGGCTACTCGTTGGCCCCCACCATACCACCGTGTTAGCGGCTGTCAGTGTCACACCGTGAGCCGCAGACTGTGGTTGTATGACTAGGACTTTAGGGTCAGGCATTGTCTGAAACTGTTTAAATATCTCCGTTCTTTTGGGTGCAGATACATCACCACGTATAACGTCTGAACTTATCTTGTCCTTAGTCAGTTTGTCTCTCAGTATATCTATGGCATGTTTAAACGGTACGAACACCAAGACTTTCTTACTAGACTCATCTATAACTTCTTTCAACACCTTGTATCTGTGCGCTATATCAAACTCAAGGGCTTCACCACCGTCCGTGTAGACCGCACCACATGATATTTGCAGTAACTTATTCATGTTCACAGCCGCGTTGGGGGCAGTAATCTGCTCTCCTGCCGCTTGCATAATCATTCTGTCCCTTAGTTCTTGGTAGTACTTCTTCTGTTGTCGGGACATTTCAACTTCACGTTTTACATACACCATGTCCGGCAAGTCCAGACACTCTTCTTTGGTAAACCGAATCGCGGGTTGTAACGCATTAAACACCGTCTTTACTGAAGAGTCTTTCGGTACCCACTTGAACTGCGTTAGCTTTACCATTACCTGATCTCTAAAAGAACTAAAGAATTTAGGTACTGCATTAGGGTTTATGAGTTTTGCTAGTCCATATGCGTCAAGTGGACTTTGAGCAGCAGGAGTTCCTGTCATCATCCATAACCACTTATCAGGAGTAAGTAACTTGTTGAGCACTTTCCATCGCTTAGTCTGTGCATTTTTATAGTGTGTAGCCTCATCAGCTATTATTAAGTCGAACCCCCCATTGGCTATCTCATCAGCCACTATCTCTACACCGTCATAATTAATGATGACGTAATCCGCACCTTGATCGATTATCTTCTTACGTTTCTTTGAATCTCCGTAAGCAATATCTACCGTGCGGTGCATAGCAAAGGTAAATAAGTCTGTTCTCCATGCACTATCCATAATAGACAGTGGACATATCACAAGCACACGCTTTACTTTACCTTGTTTCATCAGGTAATCACTGGCCCAGATTGCACTGGCAGTCTTACCTGTACCTTGCTCATTGAAGCAAAAGGCTCGTTTGTGGAGAGTCAAGAAAGAAGCTGTCGATTTCTGGTGTTCAAAGGGTGTCAACTTCCCTGTCCATTTATACCGAGACTCAATGGGAGAGGGTACTTTTATAGCTAAGTTATTTAATACGTGAGTCTCATCCAACCCCCAATTAACTATCACATGGTCGTTAGGTAACTTCTTACTCTTAGGTATAAGATCAATTACCTGCTGCGGGTTACGTAGTTTAAGTAATACGGCTTTATTTTTTACGATTTGCACTAGACTTCTTCTTGTAGTTACGGCTTCGGTTTTTGCTCTTGCTCTCAATACGTACACCATCTTTGTTAGAGCCGCCTCGACTTAACGGTTTATTGTGGCTTATATCTTTACCTTCTCGCTTATCGGCCTTACCGTTTTTGTTTTTATCCACGCTTGTCTTATCCATCTTACGCCTTGCTTTCTGACGTTCCATACGGTCAGCATGTTCACCTCGCGCTTTCTGTTGTTGATATTCTTTTTTGTAAGGTCTTGGTTTGTTCTTGTACGGCATCAATTCCTCCCGTTGTGAGCACATTCAAGGACCGCGCAATGGTTTCTACACAATCCACTAGGTTTAGGATTCCAAACATCGTTCTCTAGTGCTTCCTGCATTAAAGAAAAAGCGTTCGTCCATTTAGCCCATAACAATGTCTGGTCTGTCTGTTTATATTTATCTTTAATCAATTCGTTACATACCACAAACAATAACCCTGCACGTACTTCTTTGATCGCAGGAAAGTGCTTAAACGTAGCAAGAGCCATCAGTTCTAGTTGCCCTTTATCTGCATACCTTGCAGACTTACCTGTCTTGTAATCAATCACCCATGCGATGTGATTGTCTGTATCTAATATCACTAGGTCAGCTATCCCTCGCCACCACACATCATCAGCATAAAAACCACACGGCTCAAGACTTTCTGTCAACCCCATCTTAAACTCGCAGAGCTTCTCACCTCGTTTGGCTGTCAATGAGTCCAAGGTATTCTGTACGTACTCAAAGGCTCTTGGCAACGGCTCTTTGTCACGCACGTACTTCTCAGCCGCCTCGTGCATAAGGGTGCCGTACCGCATGGCCTCTGTCTCTTTGTCCTCGTACTGTTTCAACACTTTCATGTGGTAAAACTGCTTGGGACATTGTTCAAACGCTTTGGCCTTGCTGAACGACCAAGGCACAATACTACTCGCATTCTCCATAGCTACTACCCACACCTGACTCGCAGTCAATGGGCAAACCTTCTGCCCAATCGGGAGTCCATCTCATACATTCTTCAATGTACGCCTGTGCATCCGTAACCTCTGTATCAGGCACGGAGCAAACAATCGAGTCATGTACAGTCAATACAACTCGATACTTCTTAGCTATTTTTAGCATCTGTTCACCGATTATGCAACGTGCAATCGCTTGGCAAACATTCTCAATGACCTTGCCGCCATATATGTTTGTTCGGCCTCTTCGAGTCTTGTAGCTAAACTGTAAACCTCTTTCTTCCTGCTGGTACGACAAGTCCTCGTAACATAAGTACATATCAGAAGGTAACTTAACTCCGCGTCTCACCGGGTCAACAGTAATAACCCCTGCCCTACCTAGCTTTGTCGCGTTGCCTCTAGTAAATTCTACTAACATGTTCTGAGCTTCACGCCACAAATGGCTTATCTTCCAGTTACTTTCTCTGTATATCTGAATGACACGCCTTGCTTCATCTAGCTCCATAGTGACCCCCGACACCTTCAACTGATCCTGAAAGCGCACTGCCCCCATGCCATATCCTGCGCCTAGTATGGTGGTCTTGCCGACAAACCTTTGGTCTTTAGTTACGTCTGCTTCAGCGACATTGTAGATACGAGAGGCCATCTTCTTGTATACATCCTCTCCATTGGTGAACGCTTCCACCAAATCGTCTTGCTCTGCTAACCATGCAAGCACCCTTGCTTCTATCTGTGCTGAGTCTGCATCAATTAGTTTGTATCCTTCTGGAGCGATGATGCTATTCTTCAGTTTCTTACCATCTGGCCCACGACTAGGTAAGTTCTGTATGTTGATCTTGTCTGCACCACCCCAACGCCCTGTGTGAGCCGCGTAATATCTAATGGGTATGGGTAAGTTGCCACGCTTGGCTATGTCAATGAACCGCTGAGTGCGGGTCTCTTCCAACGTACTCTTGTTACCGAGTCTTGCCGCCACCAAACTCTGAACACGTACGTCCTCATGTTCTTCCAAAGCCTTGAAACCTTCGTCACTTTTAGCGAAAGCCAAAGTTTCTTTGCCTGTGGTGAGACTTGTCTTAGTAGGAGGTGTCACTCCAAGTTCTATAAGTAGTTCTGCGAACTTGAGATTGCTCATCAAGTCGTCCTTACTGACTTTAGCATCCAGTAACAACTTATCTTTCCTATCACGAATATCTATAAGATGCTCTTCGAGTAACCCAAGGTCTAGCTCCAGTATAGGGTCGATAAACATTCTGAGGGTCAGGTCTATGATTTTAAGCTCTTGCCGAGGAAAGTTTTTTAGTAGTCGTTTAAATAATTTGAAGGTCAGGTCTACATCATTGACACAATAGTCACCGTATTTACTTAGCTGTTCAGGAGAAAAGTCCTCTCTCCGCATACCTTTGGCCGCTATGACCTCTGTGCCTTTCTTGCCAAGTCCGTAGCGTTCTGACATTGCCATCAGAGAACCACCAACTTCTACACCGTCAATGCCTCT